AGCTTCATTTTTAGATATTGCCGAAACTGCTATTTTTAATTTCTTTGCCATGCTATGCCTTAATTAAATGCTATCTGAGCCGTTGCCTAAATCAATAGTAATTGTTTCTTCTTGGTGAGGCTTTGCTTCAACACGGACTGTATAAACCACACCATTTTCCTCGTAAGGATCACAACCGACAAGCATTTGTGTAGCTCTGTCGTGTTCCTTAAATATGCTGACCTTTAAGCAACCATTCTCGGTGTAGAAGTCATCATTAGGGCCAGTCACAGGAAACGATGTGTTGGGAAACAACTCTTTGTAGTCGCCTACTGTAATGCTTCCGTTGTGGAGTTTTGCAATGTTCATGTTAGTCCTTACTGATTAGGGAACGCAGAAGTTGGTGCGGTAAAGTTGGCGGTGTAACGGGCATAGCCTTTGGTAACTCTTAAATCATCTATGTAGCCATTTAATGCAGAAGTCCCGTCATTGGCATCAATACCAATATAAGGTCTGCTTGTTGCACAAATTAACGCTGTGCTATCTGTATATGTACTGCCTTCTTGAGTGCCATTTACAAATAATTTTGTACTGCTACCCGACCTAGAAACTGCAATGTGATACCAAGTGCTATTTGAAATAGTTGTTGAACCAGTAATTCTTGTTGCCCCTGCTAAGTTCCAAGTTACAACATTTGAAGTATTTACATACAAAACATAATATGCACTTGAGCCACCGCCACCAGTTGGCCTTGAATCAACCAAAATAGTTTGTCCTGTTGCATTTCTGTACAACCACAGTTCTATTGTGAAATCACCACCATAAGAATAAAGTTGTGTGGTTGCAGGGTCTGAAACAAGATAGTCTCCAGCACCATCAAAGTACATCGAGCCAGTACCATATTTTTTAACGCTTGTAGAAATCTGTGCATTACCCACAGTTTCTAAATCGTTCATCTCAGCGTTGTCTAAGATGCCAGCGTTAATAAAATTAAGTAATGCTTGCGTATTTGTTATAGCTGTTGGAGGTGAAGTTGGCGGTGTAAAAGTTGTTGAATAAAGTCCTGTTTTAACAAGTCTAAATCCAGAAATATACCCAGAACCAGGCCTTGCACCAATAAAAGCGTTGTACCAAATATTGCCATTTGATGCGTTATAAGTTGTACTATCAGCCCATGTGCTTCCAGTTTGAACACCATTTACAAACATTCTTGTGTTTCCGCTAACACGACTAATTGCCATGTGCGCCCATGTATTCAAACCAATTAGTGAACCACCCGAAATTTGCGTTGAACCATTCACTGTGTAATCTAAAGTTGAATTCGCAATAATACCAATAGTAATATATGGCCCATTTGTGCTGGCTGGTCGATAGTCTATATTTGTGACACTTGAATTTGTAAGATATATCCAAAATTCAATAGTGAAATCACTTGTTCCAATTGAAGCACCACCACTAGAACCAATTGAAAGCCAATCACCATTACCATCAAAATAACTAGAACCACCAATAAATGTTGAATCGTAAGCAGTTGTAGGGCTAAATGGGCTGAAGCGTTGGACGCTTGGTGAGCCGCCAACAGTAATCGTTGCATTGTTTGAACTTGTGTCCAAAAATCTGCTGCTTTGACAAACAAGAACTTGAGTGCCAGAAATTGCCGTAAGTGGTGCTGTGCTTGGCGTAAACGCAGAAGTGTATAAAGCTGTTCCAATTACAAGTCGGCAGTTGCTGATGTAACCTGAGAAATATCCTGAGTCTGTTGCGTTAATCCGCCCAACACTCATTACACCCGTTGAATCGTTAAATGCGCCACTTACTGTTGACGATGTTGCATCCAATGAGCCATTCACAAAATAACGAACAGTTGTACCTGACCTAGTAACTGCGATATGGTTCCAAGTGTTAAGTGTGCAAGATAACGTTGTTCCATTAACCGAAGCATTTGTGGAACCAATACCATAAACAAGACCAACTTTTCCAGTACTATTTACAAAAAACTGAAATGACTGATTAGTAGCTGTTGATCCGGGCCATTGCGCCAGCACAATGTTTCCGTTTGTTCCAGCAAATGATGTTGGAAAAATCCAAGCCTCAACAGTAAAGTCACCGCTAATTACATAATTAGCATTGTCTGGCATTGTCAAGTAATCACTTAAACCACCAAAATAATTTGACCAATTACTACCATAAGGCGTAAATGTGCCTTGGGTTGTATTGCCGTTGCGTGTGATGGTAAAGTTGTTTGTGGACGAATCTAAAAAAGTATTGTTTTGTGCGCCATTAGTCCCATCACCATGCAACAACATAGTTACATAGTTGAACTTGGGGTCTTTGGCAACAGCGCTGCCTGATTTAGATGCTGCAAACATTAGACACTCTCCTTGCGTGTTGCCCAATACAAACGCCTAGATTCTGCCATTTTTGCTTTTGTTTCAGGTGAATGTACTTTGCCAGTCATTCTGCCACCTTCTTTACCTGTTAAGGCTTTTGATATTTTTTCTCTAACATCAAGTCTTTTTGATGGATTTGCATCGCCAAACAATTTTTTTCGGTTTGCATACAAACCTGCCGCCCAAGCTGTTTTACTTCCTTTAGATCGTTTTAAACGATTTTCAGGAGTGAACAAATAACTTACATCTTTAGAAGTTAATTTTTTGCCAGCAGTTGTAAATTTTCCATCACCATCATGCAAATTAAAAGACATTGGATCATGCTTTGCATTTAAAGATTTTAGATAATTTGTCTCAAGTTCTCTGATGTATTCAGCAGGCCCAATAACTAATATTTCTCTATTCCAATCTAATGGATTTTGTAAATATATTGGTTTGACATGGCGTGATGAACAAATATAACCTTCATCTGGATGGCATTTTTTAGCAGTACGACTGCCAACATACCATTTTCCAGTTGATTTTTGAGTCAATTTATAAAGGTATGGAAAGTGCATATCAATACGCCTGTCCAATTGTCGTTCCATACCAGTTTGTGCCATCAGAAAAGAACGAGTAAATATCTTGTTTACTTGCCGTTCCTGTGATGGTTGGGGTAGTTGCTGATGGCCATGTAACTGTTGACCAAGTAACAGACCTAGAGCCTGTTGCGTCTTGTTTCAACATAATAATAAATGACTTACCCGCTCCTTGAGCTGGCATTGTGATAGTTGCATTACCAGTCAAAGTTAATTGCTGAACAGTTCCGTTAGCCAAAGACACAGTAATTGCTGTACTTGTATTAGCAGCATAAAGCGTTTCAACATAGTTTGTAACTGTTGGATTGGTCAAAGTTTTGTTGGTTAAAGTCTCTGTGCCTGTGTAAGTCACAATGCTTGCACCAGCCAAAGTAGTTGCACCAGTACCACCATTAGCAATCGGTAGAGTGCCTGTAACATTAGCAAGGTTAACAGTACCAAGGGTTTGTTTTAAAGCACCATAAGTGTCAAAAGTTCCGTCTGTTGACCAAGTGTCACCCACATTTAATGTGACTTTGACAATGTTTCTTTGAGTTCCGTTATTGTCGTATTTGACAGTAATGGTGACAGCCGCTGTGTCTCTGTTCTCAATGAAAATCTTTTTGATAATTCTGCGATAAGTTGCGGCTGGCGCTGCAACCACAGTTACATCAGATGTTCCATTTAAAGCACCATCATTTGCCGCTTCAGTAAATAATGTGCCATTGTTATCGGCATAAGAAGCTGTAAAGTCAGGATTTGTGGTTGCCGCAGCACCCGACATTGAAACCTTTATGGTTTTTAATATTGAATCAAGAACTAGGGTTGACATATATTCCTCTTAAACCAAAAACCACGCATAAGAATTTCCTGCGCCACTACTGCCACCACCCGCAGGACCTGTTGGACCTGTTGGTCCCGCTACTGAACTTGCAGAACCTGTTGGACCTGTAGAACCTGTCGGACCAGTTGGTCCTGCAACTGTTGAATCAGCGCCCGTAGGACCGGTAGGTCCTGTTAAACCTGTAGCTCCAGTACTTCCTGTTGGGCCAGTTGGACCAATTTGTCCTTGGATACCCTGTGGTCCAGTAGGTCCGGTGGGTCCAGTGTTACCAATGACACCTTGTGGTCCTGTAGGTCCTACCGATCCAGTTGGGCCAGTAATACCCTGAATGCCTTGAGCGCCAGTAGGTCCAGTAGGTCCAACATTACCCTGAGGACCTGTTGGTCCAGTTGCACCAACATCACCGATAGGACCTTGAATACCTTGTGGACCTTGAGCGCCCGTAGGACCAGTTGATCCAACTGCACCTGTAGGACCAGTAGGGCCAACTACACCTTGAATACCTTGTGATCCTGTCGGACCAGTAGGACCAGTTGGACCGGCAGAACCTTGCGCTCCAGTTGGGCCAAGTTGGGTATAAGTTACTTGTTGTGTAGTAACAATCGCACTTGGAGATTGTGGTGTTGTTGGTGTTGTTCCGGCAGGAATAGTTTGCAAAGAAACTGTTGTGTTTTCTGCTTGCCAAAGAAGTTGAATGTAATCGCCAGCAACAACTAAAAATGTGTAATTGCATACAGCAATTAAATTACCATCAAATCCTGCTCGTGATGGTGTAACTGCAAAGTATGAACTTGAATCTACAACATCAACACCATTTTTACGAAGCCAAACTGTTGCATTAACATGGTTGTTATCCGTGTTAACCATTTGCAATGAATAGGTAAAGTTATATACGCCATTATGTGCGTATGTAATCCTATTTCCACTTACGATACTTACGCCATTACTATTGGAATCAATGTTATTTAGATTAACAACATATGCTGTTGTAGTACTTGCAATAGTCTGATTGGTTGTGTCATACATCCCGCCCCAATAAGCCACAGTACCACCAGTACCAATAGGACCTTGTGCGCCTGTAGGACCTGTAGGTCCTGTAATGCTATTACCTTGCGCTCCAGTAGGCCCTGTTGGACCAGTTGGACCCACATTTCCTGTATTGCCTTGAGGACCTGTGGGACCCACAAAACCTTGGTCGCCTTGGATACCCTGAGGACCAGTTGGGCCATGGTCACCCTGAATACCTTGTGCGCCAGTCGGACCAGTAGGACCAACTATGCCTTGAATGCCTTGAGCGCCTGTTGGACCTGTTGGGCCGGTAGCTCCAGTATTGCCGGTGCTACCAGTTGGGCCTGTCGGACCTGTTGGGCCAACAATACCCTGAGAACCTGTTGGACCTGTGGGACCAATCTGACCTTGAATGCCTTGCGCTCCGGTAGGGCCTGTAGCACCGGTTGGGCCTGTTGCTCCAATAGGGCCGGTTGGACCAATAGCACCTGTAGGACCAGTTGGTCCTTGTTTCATCAAAGGTGCGGGAGTTGTCCAAACCAAAGCCGCAGTATCACGACTGTTAACAATGGCAATAGAAAACCAAACAGTGTATGTTGGGTTAGTTGGTGGAGCTGTTGTCCATCCTGTAGGCGGTATTCCTACATTGGTTAAGAAGTTCCATGAGCCACCAGTTGGTGTTGCTGGCGCAGTGGCAGATTCTTGAAAGATAAACCACTCAAAATATGTACCGCCAAATGTTGTACCGCTTCCATACAAACCTGAAGACTCAGAGCCTGGCGCAGCAACCAAAGCGCCCGTAGGACTACTTCC